GTTCAGCAGTAAACTCAACAGGCGTATTTGCCTTTTTTAAATTGGGATTACCAAGATATATGTTATCAGCCATAATAATTATTGTTCACTAGAAAATAATAATGGTTTGGTTGGATCTCTTCTTGTTGGATTGTAAGTTACAAGTTTTGCATTAGGATATACTTTTCTTATTGCTGCTAAAACCTCTGGTCTTGATGGTCTAGTGAATACATTGGGAAAGAACATTTGAGTAAATATAACTTGTCCTCTCCAGTTCAAAACTATCCCATAAGTAGAACCCCTTTCCTGAACACGTAAATATGCTTCCGAAATAGATGATTTAAACTGTCTGTAATTCTTCATTTGTCTATCCCCTTCTTTAGTAGTTTTTGTAATTCTGCAGTAGAACCTACAAATAATGCATTGTTAACAGTAGATGGTCCTTTTGCTTTTTCTTCATCCAAATCTTTCATCTTCAATTGTAAATCAATTAACTTATCAGTTGTATCAGCAACATTTTTAATTAATTGACTGACAACTTCGAATGCTCTTGGTTGTTGACCATCTTCAGCAACTTCCATGATACGATCAAGTGCTTCTTGACCTTTCTCGATTAAAGAATAAAGATTTCCTCGTGTGTACTCATAATCAAGAGTACGATTATCTTTACCTTTTTCTAGTTTTTTAAGTTGGTCTTTTCCTCTTTTCAGAGTATCTTCGGCCTCCTTAACAACTTCAATGTCTAAAGCATTGTCTATAGCATCAAATTTACTCATACGTCAGTTCCCTTTGTAGGACTATAAGTTCTACCATCAGCAAAATCAATTCTTTGCTCACTGAATCCAAAGTCATCACCAAGTTCAAGTGCAGCATTGTCTACAGCATTTACAACATTAACAGCAGAATCAATTAGATGAACTGATTTAGTGGTACTATCTTCACCTCTTCTTACAGTTAAAGTGTTTCCAGTAATTTTAGTAATATACATCAATTCTTCACCAATGTCAATATAACTATCAACTACAAGTGCAGTAGCATCAGCAACATTAAATATTGTCTTAGTTGCTGATATATCTGCAACTAATTTTGTAGTTGCATCATTATTGTAATCCTTAAGTGCTCTAGGTTCAGCAATATAACGAAGTTGTCTAGATGCAGTTTTAGTATTTTCATAATCTGTATGCTTATCAACAATAACTTTTTTAATTAATCCACTAGAACTATCAGGAACTGGACCAAACAAATATGTTTTTGCAGTAAATTCTAATGTGTGAGTTATAACTCTCTTTTCCTCCATTCCACTTTCATAATTATCATCAAAATTAACACTATTCAAAACCATAGGTATATCTCTTTTCTCTCCTATAGATTCGATTAAATCTATAGTTAAATTTAATGATGGTTGAAAATATGGAAGTATTTGTTCAATGATTTGCAATGAATCTTCATTGTATTGTGTCATTACATCTAATCTAAATCCAAGATTGTATGGTACTGGCATAAAAAGTTTTCTAGCAACTTTTGTTCCAACTTTGTTATTTGCTTTAAAGGTTTGCATTGTAGAAACCTTTCTTTCATTATCATATTGAATACTTGTCAACTCAAATGCCAATCTTGGTAATGTTATTGCATTTCTTGAACGTAAGTCTGGTTTTTGCTCTAATCTTGCAAGAAATTTCTCTCTAGGTCCATAAGCAATAGGAATTCTCATAGTGCTATAAGCACTACCATCTTGCTTTGTGTGCCTTATATCAATAGTATTGAAAAGAGTACCAAATGCTATGATAGTCTTTCTAACTATTTCGTGGTAGTAATACGTTCCTAACATAATGTTGTTTACCTATACAAACTATTTAGAATTCACCAAATGGATTCCTTTCGCTAAAGTCTAGAATCGCATCTGCTTCTGTTTCAAATGGGTTATTGTCCCCAAATAAATCAGTTTCATCTTGATCTGATATTGATTTAACTATGTATTGAGCATCAGATCCATTTAATGTAGTTCCAATACCAACAACCTTCTCTCCTTCTATAAAGTTTCCACTAAGATTAGTTACTTTAAGTACCCTATCATCATGATCCCAATTCTGAACAAATGCAGTAGTACCAGAACCAACTCCTCTTACCATCTCTTTGAAGAGATAATCTCCTGTTTGTGCTACTCCAACTGCTGGAGCAGCAATAGTTACAGTTGGTGCTACAGTATATCCTGCACCAGCATTAGTGAATCTTATAACAGCAATTTCATTATTTGTATTCAAGAATGCTTCTGCAGTTGCATTTACACCTCCAGATGGAGCAGTTCCAATAGAAACAGTTGGTACATTACCATATTGTGAACCAGCATCAGTAATATTAAATGCACTTAAACCACCATCAGAAAGTACTGCGGTAGCAATACCACCAGATCCATATTCATTAACTGGAGTAATAGTAACTGTTGGAGGAGCAGTATATCCAAAACCTGGATTTACCAACAAAATCCTATCAATAGAAGTTCCAGTTTGACCAGTACGACTAGTCATAATAGCAACAGCAGTTGCATCTACACCATTAACAGGTGCAGTAGAAATACCAATACTTGGTGGTGCTTGATATGCTGTTCCATCATTTATCAAATCAATATAACCAAGTCCAAATCCACTATTCAATCCAGAAGGTGTTGTTGCTTTTTGTACAGTTGCTGTAGATGTATCTGCACCTAAACCAACCATAGCAAGAGTAACAGTAAATCCGAACTCTACAGCTGCCTTATCTACCGCTTCAATACCAGTATCAATTTGCTCATCAAGTGCCATATCGAATACTTCACAACTTAAAGTATATGCATAGAGTTTATTTAACTGATAAAATGGTTTCTTTGCTTCAACATACTTAATTTCAAATATTGTATTATCTAATGGAAAATAAATTAAATCACCTTCTTGTGGTCTTGTTGTTAATTCTGTATCACTTCCAATAAAGGGAGTAATAAAATCCTCATATCTTTCCTTTGATATTACAAAAGTAACAGCATCAGTAGTTTGAACACCAAATTTTGTAAGTATATCCCCAGAACCTTCAAATCCTTCATAATTAACTAAGTATGCTTCCATTCTGAATGCATCATCAAAAGTAGATGCAGTCACCTCTTTCATAATTGTATTTTTATTGACAACTTTCCTTGGCAAATATACCACATCTTGCCCATAGATCTTCAATTGTTCATTGATAAGATCTTGTACTAATTTTTGCTCGTTAGTTGACCCTTGTAGAAAATATGGAGAAAGAGGCATAACATTATCCGATTAGATCCATTGGTGGGAGTTCATATTCAGTCTTAAGTTCATATTCTATCTGCTCAAGTTCTTTTACAGCATCATCATATATTTGTCTTCCATTCAACTGAATTCCACCTGGTAACATAACACCTTGGAATTTAATTAAATTTTGACCCCATTGTTTCTTAATAAGAGCAGTAACATACCGTTTCAACCACCAATCATTATAAATGTCAGTTGCAGTACCTGGATCAACTAACCTATAACAATCCATAATAATCCAAGTTTCTGTCATTTCAGCCCAATCAACATCCAAATATAAATTATGTTGTTTCTTATTAAATCTTATTTGAGTATCTGGTGTTATAAGTCTACTTAAATCTTCCAAATATGTCTTTGTCATTGCATAGTTCATCAAATCCAAAGCACCATAATAATAAAGATCATTTAAAAATAACTGGTATTTAATATTAAATAATCCACTAGATATAGTGCTTGCATCCATTTTAAATACTTTTTCTACACCAATGACATGATCTGGTAGTTTTAAGTAATTATTTGTTTCAATAAAACTATTTACATTTCCATCTGAATGGATACCATTACTAATACCAGTTGATGCTGAAGATGTAGTCTCTGTTGATTTTGCTTTTGTAATATCTGCTTCTCTTAACTTGTGTTTTAAATATACTCTTTCTATACCATCAAAATGTCTTTCCTGAAAATATTGAATACCATCATCAAGTAAATCATCAATTTGATCATCATCAACATTAATTTCCAATACAGGATATCCAAGTTTTCTTAAACAATAATCTTTAAGTGTGCTTCTGGAATTTGGTTTGGTCATTCTTCGATACCCTTATCTTCGTTAGTCATTTTTTGTTGCAAATTAATATAATCTTTAGTTAAAGATTCTAATTTTGCTTCTAATAAAATATTTTGATTTATTAATGTTGAAATTTTTTGGTGATAACGATTAACCAAAATATTCACGTCAACTTCACTATCCATAATCCTAGAATTCACCTCCATCGAGAGTTGTTGTCCAAGTCGGAACGCCAGAAGCGTTAGTAGTTAAAACATAATTTGAAGTGCTAATACCAGAAGCAGGAGCAACAGTAGATGTTTGTAATCCATTAGCATCAAAGTATACCACACCACTGGTAGCATAATCACCAGACTGATAGTAAATACCTTTAATATCTAGGAAACCTTTAGTTCCAGTAACAACACTTCCAGTTATAGTTGCATCTGGAATGTAAGTCCACATTCTCTGTGATTGTTTTTCAGTATCATCAAAACCAAAGAATCCAGTAGTAATACCTGCAATACCTGAACTTGTGTTATAATTAAATGCTATACCTCTATCAGTATTAGTATCTGTTGCATGTGTAATTGTTAATTGAGTTTCAGTAGTAATACCTGCATTAGTAGATCCTGAAAATGTAACTATTCCAACTGTTGCATTTACCTGAGTTACTTGTGTTCCTGTAGGGACAGGTAAAGATGGAGAACCACTAATCAAATCCCCAACAGCAATATTATCAACTGAATCTAATTTAACAGTTGATACACCAGAAGCAACTGGTAACATAACAGTTTTTTTACTAGTTACATCACCTAAATTAATTATTGGTTCATTAAGTGTTGTTGTAGTAGAATTGACACTAGTGGTAGTTCCATCAACTTGAAGACTACCTTTAATGATAACTAATCCATCACTATCCAATCCATCTGGATATGGATCAATGAATATTTTATTTCCTCCACCAGCTTTAGATGAAATTACATTTGACGAAATTCCTATATTATCAAATACTACACCACCATTTAGAAATTCAACTGGAACTCCATTAAATACCCATCCAGCACCAGTTACTTGAACTTTATCTGTTCCATCTTCATCATATTCAATCTTAGCATCAGCAGTTGCAGTACCATCTGCTCCACCACCAAATCCTAAGAAAGTATCATCAGGAATCATTACCTCACCAGATCCATTCGGGTTGAAGATAACGTCACCATCAGTATTACTAGATGAAAATGTATTTCCGTCTAGAGTTAAATTATCTACATTCCATTCATCTACCTTTCTGTTCTGGTCAAGAATTGCAACAAATCCATTTGCAGCAGTTGTTGGGTTTGTCTGTCCTGCAACTAAACCTGGACCAATACTCAATAAATCAGTGAAATATCTACCACCAATTACATCAACATCTCCTCCTAAACCACCCTGATCTCCAACAAATAATCTATATCCCTTATCACCGTGGGTTCCTACACCATCAGTATACGCTAATTCACCAAAATTTAGAGCACTTGGTGCAGCAGTTCCTGTTGATCTTTTTACTCTTATAATACTTGCCATGACTACCAACTACCTCCGTTAATATTAAGATCTTGTGTTGTTTCTGGTCCAGGTGTTAATTCTAAAGTTGCTGTCCATTTTGCAGTTGTATTATTATATACTAAAACCATTCCATTTG